CATATGCCACGTCCCCAGAATCTGCTGGGTACTACGTCCCAAGGAAAAGCTACTACTGGTCGGTCCTGCATCATGTACGGGTTAGCTTCCGCTTTCAACAGAATACCACCATTAGCAATGACAATCACTGCTTCTACGTACTTTGACTTAGGCTTAGCATTAAGTTCAACAACTACTTCGTCTTCTTCCTCATTGGCCGCTTCAAGTAGTTCTCGTGGCACTAAGCCATAGTACTTAGTTAGACGTACCTTGTCGTCAGTGTAGATCGTGATGTCCTTGTCAGGCTCTAAGTCAGTGTCCGGAGCAGCAGGACCTACGTAAATGTCCTTGTACACCCCCTGTTCCTGCAGTAGTTCTACATGGTGTCGGCTTACGAACTCATCAATAGCAACACCCATGGCGTCATCAACACTGGTCGCTACTGGATCAATTAGGAAGTTCTGTGGCATCACGGGCTTAAGTTTAACCTTGACACGCTCCATGATGTTTACACCAACAGCCTGCAAGTCCCCACCCATGATGGGCTGAGTAGCTGGTGCCATTTCTTTCATTTCTTCAATGACGATTTCACCAATACCCGTACCATAGACAGCAGCATTGATTAGACACTCTGCTACTGCTTTACGAACCTTACAGTCCTCAAAGTCCTCCGTGAGTTTATTACGCAGGAACAACACGTCCTGACGCTGTGTGTCACCCAAGTTGTCACTTACGTCGAACCACTTGCCACGACCAAAGGTTGCTTCTTCTAGCTCAGCAACATTGGACTCAACAGCCTGTTGTAACGCAGGTGAGATGATTCTGCTGCGTTCTGACTTACGGTCACTGTCTGCTGGGTCCCAAATGCCACGCCAGAGTCTGTAGTACTCGTCGAACTTCTGTTCGTAGTTAGACTCGTAGTAGTCACGCCAGTCTTCACACTTGGTCATCACCCATTCTTCAATGGACTCTTGGACCATTAGAGGGTCTTGTTCGTATAGTTCACTCATATTATCCTACCTTAAACTTGTTGGACTTACTTTGATTCTTTTTAGCAGGAAGTACTTGTAAGTTGTGTTCTGTGTGTAAACCACATACCTGATCGTGCAGTAATGGAACAATGTGATCTACTTGGAAGTTAGGCTTTATCCCTGCTGCTTCAAAGAGTGCATTAGTTTCAGCAACGTTAATGTATAAATCATTTATGTACTGCTGATCTGCCCATGTAGGCTGTGCGTTTTTTATTGTCCTTCTTCTTTTAGATGCCCTTGCTGCTGCTTTTGCTTTATATTGTAACGGGTCTTTTGCTTTAGTTCTTTTATATTCTTTAGACCTAGACTCAGGATTAGCTAATCGCCACTCAGCTACGTTTTTCAAAACACAAGAACGACACTTATTTAGTCTACCATCTTTCATTTTTCTATGTTTATGAAACTCAGCGAAGTCTTTTGTTTCGTTACATTTAATGCACTTTTTCATCAGTAACCACTCACAATATCTAAGATTTCATGGTCATCTATTTCAAATTCGTAGTTGTACGCTACATTTGCTAATTGGTCTATGTACGCCAGAGCGTCCACTAAGTCGTCATGCGTCAAAGGGTCAGGAAACTGGAACAACTGGTCTAGAAACCTAGCGTTCCACTCGCCTTTGTTCAGTGTTACAAAGCCATTCTCAAAGCGCCCCTGTAACGCCCACATAACCCTGTCAGTCTTCTTTTTGTTACCGTGGGTCAATTCCTCGACTCTGAAGAAAGTCCCGTAGCGTTTCTGTAGATCCGTCAGAGGGGACATTACGGCTTGCTTTGCAATCCCCCTTTCGATACCAACACTAACTGGCTCATAGTCCCTGACAACTTGGAATATCTTTGCTGCTGTTTCGTCAAGGCTCCAACGCCCATATACAATATTATCAACGTACCAGCCATCAGGACTAACTTTGACAACAGCAATCGCAGTCTCGTCAAGCTTCGTATTCTTAGTTCTCTTCTTGTTGACTTCTTCAAAGCCTGCCAAGTCAACCGCAACGTAATAGTCTCCTATCTCCGGTTCTTCTTCAGAAACCTTTATCCAGTCCTCTTTAAACATTTCTGACCCACGAGCTTCAAACGACGCCATAAACTCCTGACGAAACGCATAGCTCGACATGGACTTCTTTGCAATGTCGATTTCATCAGCGTCAAGCAGTGGGTTATCATAGGAAGTAAAGTGCCAAGCTTTGTAAGTCTCGTCGTCACCCAGTTCAGCATATTTGTACAACTCGTAAAAGTGATTTCTACCCATAGGCGTACCTATGAACATTGCACAGCCTTTTTGGTCAGCCAAAGCAGGTCTTAATATCTGCTCGAACACGTCGGGCTTCATGTCGGCGTACTCGTCCAACACGAGGAACTTCAGTGACACACCACGCATCGTCTCTGGTCTGTCGGCTCCTTTGAGGCTAATCGTGGCCCCATTGATTAACTTAATCTGCAGGTTGTTAATGTGGCTACCTGAGATTACTGGGTGCCCAAGCTCTAACAGAGTCTGCCACATGATGTCACGAGCCTGACCCTGTGTGGGCGCTACGTAGAACACATGGCCTCTGTCGGCCTGCAGAGCGTTCACAATCAGCATCCATGCAGCAAGCCTTGACTTACCTGTACGTCTGCCTGCTGCTACAATCTTGAATCTGGTGTCGTCTGCCCAGACCTCTTGCTGCCAAGGCAGTAGCTCAATGTTAAGATCCATTAAAGTTAGGAAACGCTGCAGGCTCATTCATCAGTTTAAACGTAAAAGCAATCTCTACCTCACCAGCAGAGCCTGTTTGTGCTTTTACTACGTCTCCGTTATGTAGTACAAAGATTGGTGCCTCTGATTGACCACCTAAGATTTCTTTAGCTCCGCTATTTAATGAGTTGTTGTCCAGAAAGTACAACTGATCTACACCAGCACTGTCTTCCCACCAACAGGACACGTTATTAGTACTGCCGCCGTGGTTAGCTATAAATACGTAGTTTATCCATAAAACGTAACCATTAGGGACTGTGAACAGAGTTGTTTCTGAAGTGTTCGTTAAAGTCTTGTGTTTGGTGTAGTACATCTTAGTACAGCCACATCACTGGTGTTGTGCCACGAGTATCTACGTGTACGAAGTCCTTAGCTATACCTATGCCGTTGAAGCCGATGTGGTTAGCTACGTTGACTATACGGTGTCTCTGGGCGCTGTTGGTGATTTGGATGTCAGCAGCAATACCTTGGGCGTGGGTGCCGGGTACTTCCTTAGCGGCTTCTATAGGATGTTCAGTAGGATGACGATAGCCGCTAGTGATGACAAATGGAAAACCACAGCCCCCACGCAAACGATCAAGCTTCTCTAGAAACTCTTCTTCCATACGGTTTTCACCCGTGACTTGACAGTTGAACTCGTCCAGAGTAAAATGCTTAAGCTTCATCCACGAGTTCTCCTTCAATAGGTTCATCATTGGACACGTCTACGGTCCCAACACCAGTAATATTAATTTGTATGGCGTTGCGACCCGCGTCCTTCACCACGTCACGCTCAAATGCCCCTACTGGTAACATACGGTCCATAATTAGTTTCCAAGCAGCAGCCTGATTCTTATGGTCGTTGTCCAGAGCAGCATCAAAGATCGTCTCTAGTACTTTTTTTGACTTCGGTGAAGCCAGCATACGAGCTTTGTACTCGTTGATTATCGCTGCGTCACCCTTCGGCCTACCTACTTGACCTTTGTTGCCGGGTTTTACAGCGGCAATCTCTGACTTTCGGGGTCTGCCACGGCCACGCTTTTGTAAATCAGCGGTCATAACACAAATTGTCCCTAGTTATGTCTATAGTATAACACAAGTCTACACAAAAGTCAAGCTATTTTTCCATTGTTGTTGCAGTTGTGGCAACCACGAGGCTAATCAATGACTTACAGTTGTTAAAACACGAGTAATTATTCCTAATTTTCACCTTTTTTGTATGCCAGTGGCTACTACAATTATTAACACGAGTCAACACGGCCCCCAGTCCAACATTTGGCACAGCTTTTGCATGTAGCAA